GTGGGAGGTAGATTCAGCAAATGGAGTGATGGCGTCTGGTATTGGCTGGATTCCCGTTTGTTATCCTTTTGGAGATAAGGATACAGAGAAGAAAGACGCCTCCTTTATCGCCGCCTCCCGCAATCTCACGCCCAAGATGGCGAGGGCTTTGCTTGGCGTGATTGACAACTTGGAGTTCGCTGCCAACAAGCTCGAAAGCAATCTGGCAAAAGATGACCTAGAAACCATCCGCCGCGAATGGGAGGTGCAGCCATGACCCAAGAACAAAAACGAATCAAGCTGGCGGAGGCGTTTGGGATGACTGGATGGGAGAAAGCCCGTGCGCTACCCGACTACTTCAAAGACCTCAACGCGGTTCACGATCTTCGCGCCAAACTGACAGATCGGCAAAAGGAAGTGTTTTCCCACTACCTTGCTTATTCCGAACTTCCTGACGAAGGCTACATCGGATACATCGAACTGCCTCCGATTGAAGTTTTTAACATCATCAACGCATCTGCTGAAGTTCAATCCGAAGCCCTCGGCAAAACCCTCAACCTTTGGTAACCTATGAACACACCAACACCTGACTACGGCGAGCCGTGGAGTGCATTCGACTTTGACCAATGCAAGACAAGGCACGGGGCTATTTTTGAATTAATAGCTGGAACCAGAAATCGCTCCATCGCCTGCGTGAACGCCTGCGCTGGAATGGCTGACCCAGCAGCCGAGATTGCCGCCATGCGCGAGGCGCTCCGGGAGGCGCACACTTCTCTAAATCTGTGTTCCGGCATCATTGGTGCTCCATTTGATACGGAATGGAAAAGTGTAGAAGAATGCGACGCAGCATACGGTTCGGCCAAATCCACCCTCGCCAAACTCCAACCCTTCATCAAATGAACTCAGCCCACGCATCCCTTCTTCAGTTAGTTGATGGCTCCGATTACGCATTGGTTGTCTTCAAAGACCAGTTATGCCGTCGCTGGTATGCTGAAATCTACAAAGACCCGCTTGGAATGGATTTGCTTCATGCTGGCAAAGGCCCCTCCTACGAAGCCGCTTGCCACGATCTTCTTCAACAACTTAAGAAATGACACACATTCAAACCAAGACCATTATCGACCTGTTCTTTGCCCTTGAGCAGAACATCCGATCTGCCACCATCGTTGCCTCCTTGGCGGTGGTTGCCGACATGGGCCAAGCTACCATTGTTGAAGTCTCCGAAAGGTTGAACATCTGCCACAAGACGACTTTTAAGTGCCTAGCAACACTTGTTAGGACAGGTTTTCTCACAGTTGAGAAGAATACGCGAGGCTCCCACGGAAGGCAGAAGAACATTTACCGAATCAAAGCATGAACACTACTTTCAAAATCGAAATCTTTTTCCAAGAACATCAGGCTAGGCAGATGGAAATTGATGGCGTGGATTTTTCCACACCCAAGTATTCCTGCTACCACGCCAACATTGTTACACATGAGGAAAACCCAATGCAGGCCAATTACCAGTCACCTTGGATCACGGAATGGGACGATGACGATAAACCAACCGAACTGATGCCGCCAAAAGAAGCCCTTTTCGACCTTCTCGATCACGTCAAACAAACAATCAGCGCATATAAAGCATGAACACACCCACACCACCCACAGGATATAAACTCGTCAAAGGAGAAGACATCAAGGACCGCGTGCCGGAAGGGGCGCTCATTTGGTCTTCCTCGCAATGTCTTGATGATGAGCCAGAATGGGTTACATCCGGTCGTATTGGCGGTCAACTTTATGGCTTTGAGGTAAAAACATTCTACGCCATCCCAGAAATCAATCCTAAGACTTCCCTGTCCGACGAGGCCAAAACTATCGTAGCTGGCGACCGCGCTCAGGACTACGGAGACGCCACGGAGTCATTTAAGCGCATTGCAGCCCTGTGGACGGCTTGGAAGGGTGTTGAGTTCACTCCTTGGGACGTAGCTCAGATGATGATTCTCCTGAAGGTAAGCCGAGCTAAAACCAGCCGGAAAAGGGACACGCTGGTGGACATCATCGGGTATGCGGAGTGTGCAGAAAAAGTGGGGGAGGTTCTTCTATGATGGCTTCCGTCCCTTGGTGGGCCAAACTGCCCGACTTATGTGTCACTCCCAGAACCGGGATTGATAAAATTCAAACAGACATCTGTCGAGACTTGTTCCTACGTCTGAAGAGAGGTGAGGAGGTTCAACTTGCGGACTTCCAATCTCTTCTGGAGGCCATGCGTGAGCACGCGGAGGCGGAACTCCGTTCGGAGAAAGCTGCTAAGGAGGATGCGCCAGACCTCAAGCAGTTTGCTACATACAGCTTATTTCAAGGCGAAAAATGATTGAGCTATACCCTATAACATAGGCTCTACTACTGAAAGCTAAGAGAGAGGCTATGCCATACCCTATGAGTTCTCAAAACAGGATCAAAGTCCTCACGATGGAAGCTGGGCTAATTCAGTCCCTTTCCCATCTTCCCCACACTCAAAAACTGCTTTACCGCGTTTTGTGGGAGATGGCAGACCCGATTGGCATCGTGAAATATGATTTGAGCCTTATTTCGGAACATTGTGGCGTAAAACTGCGAGAAGAGGACTTTTCAGCCTTGGGGAAGCGAGTTTACCGTGTCAATGATTACGAATTACTGCTGCCGCTGTATTTGAAAGCCCACGCCCCCACGCTTTCACCCAAGTGCCGTGGTCAGGCTAAAATCTGGCGTCTTATCAAGCAACGATTTGATGCCACACCTGACAGAATGCGTCCATTTTATGACTTTTTTGATAAATGTGGAGTTTCAGACTGCGCCCCAGAAATGCTTGGCGTTTACCTTGGTGAAGACAAGCCGCTTCCCAAATACCTGATTGAGCATCGAGAAAAGATCAAAAGGGCAGAATCAGTGGATACCCCCTACGGCTGGCCGGAAGAGGTAGTGGAGAAGTTCAAACTGTTCATTCAGCGTCGAGTTAGTGCGGCTTACAACAGCACATCCAAAGCAGACTGCAACCGAACTGAAATTGACCACCAATCCGTGATTCTACATCAGCAAGTTGTTGGAGATGCGCTGAACAGGTCGTTTCCGGTAGATGCAATATGCCAATCCATTTACGAAGCCACTGTCTGCAACTACAACACCATTCGGATTAAACTAAATTGATGTTTGACTACATCATAATCACAACATATAGTTGATTACAACACAATATGACTGACGAATCAAATCCAAACTACGTCGAAGCACCATTTGAGGAGCTTTGCGCCAAACTTAAACCTGATGGCACGCTTGAGTTTAGCGTAAACACCACGCCTCCACCCGCGCCTATTTTAACCAAGCCTCGTTTTGTAATTATTGACGGCAAATGGGTCCAAATTTCCTGATATGAACCTACCCAGCATCCAGTCCCAACACCCGGACATCCACGCCTCATTTGTCGAAGCCTCCGAACTTGAGCGCCAAGCCGCAGAACTGCTCAAAAAAGCCAATCAAACCCGTATCAACGCCCTTGAACAGATTCGTAAACGTCAAAACTGGTCAAAAAGCCACCTTGCTAAGGTAATTGGCTTCCAGCCTCAGTTCATCTTCCGCATCCTTCAGGGCAAATATCCGATGAAGGAGTGCTATTTGGAAAAGGTAAATGCTGGTTTGAACGTCTCGGATCAGGCACAGCCGGATAACCAGAATCAACCTTCAAAAACCTAACACCATGGCCGAAGAAACCGATACTCAAAAACCAAGCCGCGAGGCTGTTGACCCTGCATCCACTGGTTCTGAGCGGTTGAGCACGCCGGGTCTTCCTGCGTTAAAATTCGGGCTTCAGTGGAAAACACTTTCCGGCAACAGGGCATTTTGTTGGAGTATGTTTTACGACAAAACCGAAACGCTAAATGTCGAAGGATTGGTTTACAATGAAAAGACTCAAACATGGGGTGGCTGCATCTCTGCGACTGCATCCTTAGCGCTCAAAAATGCAGTGGCCGGACCTCCCCCCAACTTACCCGACCTCAAGCGGGCGTTATGTGCCGAAATGAATCAACTGATCTCACGCGAAATTGAATACACTGCGTGGAAACGCGGCGCTGCTCAGAACTCTCAAAAATCTAACATCATGGCCGAAGAAATAGACACACAAACACCGGATAGCGAGGCTGTTGATCCTGCATCCACTGGTTCGCCTTGCTTTGGAGGATACCTGATCGCGTTGAAACACCCAGCCTCTGAGTTCGGAGAGTGGTGCATATCACCGAAATGGTATTTCCGTCGTCACGGTCGAATCCCTGACACAAAAGCCAATCTCAACCTGCCACATCTTGATGAAATCATGGATCATGTGCTGAAATCGACAGATGGCAGCGATGGTGAACATCTACTGTTCCGTTACGGCATTGAGATCGAGCGCAATCCTATCTGGTATTTTCAACGCGATGAAGTGCCGGGCGATGAGTAAGGCGAACACTCAGCTCTCCGACGCGCAGCGTTCGGAGTAGCGCCAGTTCTTCCCTTGCCACCCCCTCAAATTACCGTAAGTATGGCCTAAATGGCATACCCTCCCAAGAATTTAATAAACCGCCGCTTTGGCTGCTTAAAAGTCGTAAGTTTCATTGAACGCAATAAACACTCCAACTCCAAATGGCTCTGCCTCTGCGATTGCGGCAAGAAAACCGAGGCTTACTATCAGCATCTCACCCGTGGCGAAAAGAAGTCGTGTGGGAAGTGTGGTCTGGTAAAGCGAGGGGTTAAACCGAAAAAAAATGAAAACAAAATACACTCAGCGAATTGACGGCGAGGGATTTGATATTCCGAACCGAACTGTTTACAAACTAGCCTGCTGCGACTGCGGACTGGTGCATCAAATCGTTCTTGCTTCTCCCGGTGTAAGGAAAGGTGTCGGCATCGGATTTGCCTGCAAGCGAGATAATCGAGCAACAGCGCAAAGACGAAAAAAGAAGACGATTAAGGAATTTGTTCAGAATCCTATTTCTGAGAAAGACCTTCAGAAGATGGTCGATTCAATGCCGGGAGGACTTGATGGATTCCGCATTCATTGGGGTTGGTTGCAATTTGCCAGAAAAATTGAACGAGCGCACAAAATCTCTCGATGAACCATCAACTCGTCACCCCTAAATCCGAGTCCGAACGCCGTGAGGAGCGTCTTAGCCTCCAGCAGCTTCACCCCGGCAATCGCTTCCGGCTGATGCTTGGCCAGTCTTTGCTTTCCCAAGACACGCCTTTGCCGAAACTGCCACGGCCTGTGAATGAACGTGTTGCTAACTGGAAAACCTGAGTATTTTTCCTCATGGACTCTCTCATCACCCAGCTTCGCGCCCTTCAATTCCTAGCTCACCGAGCGCATAACGTCATCAAAGGAACAACCTTCTTTGAAGATCACAAGTTCCTTGGCAAACTCTATCCAGCTTACGAATCTGCTTATGACAGCGCCGTTGAACGTGTGATTGGACTTGGTTTGGAAAAACTAAACATTGCCAAAGTCAATATCGCTGCGGCCAAGATGTCTGACATTATGCCTGATGAGACAAAGCCAGAGCCTTTCTTTCGCGTTATTCTCAAGGGAGAGAAAGACCTGTGCGAAATGATTGATAAAGCAGTGAATAATGCTTCACAAGGCACTCAGAATTTGCTGCAAGGAATCTGCGATCAAAGTGAGATGCGCCAATATCAGTTGAAACAGCGTCTTTTCGCTTGAAGTTTACGGAAATAGAACCAAATTTGAATTACAGCGGGCCATGTTCCAAGGTGGCGAGTTGGACTCCAAATCCGACTGCGTAGTGTTCAATTCACTAGCCTGCTGCCAATCTTCTAACCACCATGCTAAAGAAAAACCCATCACTATCAGTAGGTCGAGGCGAAAAACTACCAGTGTCAAAAGGCGCTGGATTGACCGCTAAGGGCCGCGCAAAGTATAACGCTGCTACTGGCAGCAATCTCAAAGCTCCTGCGCCTCACCCTAAAACTGAGTCCGACAAAGCTCGCAAAAAATCTTTTTGTGCCCGCAGTTCTTCATGGACTGGTGAACGCGGCAAAGCAGCTCGCAAGCGTTGGGCTTGCTAA